TCTATAGTCGCACTGCTTCAAAGGACGCCAGCTTTGGCGGATACCCTGCATGGCTGCGTGACTTAAGCGGAGACCGCAGCCTACTAAACGAGGCCTCAAAGGATGTCTTTAGTTGGGTTACCGTCTATGAGTTCTACGATTTTGAGAACAACAAGTACTATCATCTTCTAAGCGGCATTGATGAGCCTTTGTTTTCCGGTGAGCTTCCTTACGCGAACGTGCGTAACCCCTTTTCTATTCTGAGCTTCAACGACAACATGAAAGACCTCGGCGGTCTGTCCGACATCGCTCTTATTTCCAGCCTGCAGCAGAGACTCAACGAGCTCGACACGCTGGAGTTGTGGCACGCTCAGTCTTCTATTCCCGTTACGCTTCTTCAGTCTGCTCTGGTGGACGACCCAGAGTCTATCATGACAGCCGTGCGTGACGCTTCGGAGCCGGGATCTGTCGTAGCCGTGAGAGGAAAGGCCGATGTTCCTATGCGCGACTTGTTTGGCTCTACTCCTCAGCCAGGTCTTACCCCTAGCTTTAGTGCCATGCGCGACCGCGCTACGCAGACCATCGAGTTTGTCTTGGGAGTTCCTCAGTATTCTCGTGGAGTTGTGGGCGTTACGGATGTTGCTACGGAGGTTGCGTTAGCTGACACAGCTACGCGGACTAGAAACGGACGCCGCATTAAGGCTGTAAACGATATGGTTGGTGACCTTGGTAAGTTCACTACTGGCCTTTACCAGGAGTTTCTGGACCCAGCTAAGGAGCTCAGTATTCGTCTCATCGAGACTCAGGAGGTGTTGAGCTTTACCCAGGAGACTATGGGTGAAGAGATCCAGGGTAACCCTCTGGACTACGACTACGAGGCTGTGCCTTATTCTCCGGCTGAGAACAACAGGCTTACGCAGCTGCGTAACCTTCAGAACTTCCTTCCTGTCTTGTCTCAGTCTGCCGTAGTGGACAAGAACCGGCTCATCACCAAACTTCTCGATTTGCTCAACATGAGGGACATCCTAGTCACTCCCGAGGAAGTTCAGCAACAGCAGGCCCAGATGGCTCAAGCGCAGCAGGCCGCGCAGCAAATGCCGGGGGCCATGGAAGCTGGCGCACCAGCATCTGCGGGGGTCGAATCTCCAGCTGTAGACATGCCTACGAGTGGGGCTATGCCACCAGGGCTTGAACCTCCTCCGCTTCCTATGGACGTGGGTGGCGCAGGCGCTCAGATCCCTAACATCATGCGAGGTCAGTAATGCCGATGTACGACATCGAGTGCCCCTCGCACGGGAGAATAAATGACATCTTCTTCTCACTCTCTGACGAGCCAGCCTGTCCCACTTGCGATGCGCCCTCTCGTGTTGTTATCGCTCCCGTTCGTACTGTGGGCCCTATGCCGTCCAAGCCACTCAAGATCAAGCAGCTGGGCAAGGAGTTTACCTCCAACTCGCAGTGGCGTGAGTACAAGCAGGCAAACCCCGACGTTCAGATCCTTGATAAGGACGATGCGTCCTACCAGGAGTTCTATACAGAGGTCCATGAGAAGGCTGATAGGGTAGCTCAGAAGATGGGATACGCTGATCATAAAGACCGAGGCCAAAAAAGAAAAGCCGAGAAAATGAAAGAACCGAGTTTGACTCATCAAAAGTGATACTGTAATAAACAGTAAGGAGCATACTATGAAAAAAGATTGGGGAATGGGTAAAGACGAAGACTCCCGCGACGATAAGGACGAGAAGGACTACACAAAAAAGAAAGGCATGAAGTCTGATACGCGAAAAGGCGACGAAGACTTTGAGAAGCATGAAGGTTCAAAGTCTGAGACGATGCCAGGCGAAGAAGACTTCACCGGCCACAAGGGCGACGACTCCAAAACTGACCCCGGCCACAAGGACTATACCCCAGACGAGATGGCTGACTATCTTGCCAGAGAGTCCCGAGACGGCCCTCACCTCATGGAACTTCTCGAAGAGAACAACTGGGAGATTCGCGAGAAGGACGATAAGGAAGTGGTAACAGACGAGCAGATTCAAGAAGAACTCGGCATGAATAAAGAGACTCCGCACATTAGCGTCATCCGCCTGCGAGCAGCTCGCAACGGCCTGCGCGGAGCAAAATAATGAATGATGATACGTCAGCTACAGAAGAGGTCGCTTCTGCGGGAAACGCCGAAACTTCTTCTCCTGCCGTAGATGACGGCGCCTCAATCGAGGGGAACGCGGAAGCGGCTTCTTCCTCTCCACAGGAAGCAGTAGTCACCGAAGCGGCACCGGAAGAGGCAGCAGCCCCAACCGAACCAGAGCAGCCGACCCTTCCTGACTTTGACTTCGATTCCTGGGACGGTGTACTAGACGGCTTGCCAGAGACTTACCGACCCATGGGTCAGAAGTTTGAGGATCGCTTTACAGCTAAGTCTTCCGAGTTTGAGAAGAAGATGGCGGAGCTTGAGCGCCTCAATGATGCACTCATGGTGGGTGAGGAAGATCCTCGCATTGGAGATCTATCAAAAGAAGTCGAAGGCTATCATAAACAGTATGAAGCTCTCTTCGATGAGTACTCCTCCTATCGAGCTCAGGTGGACCGCCTTGTAGAAGAAGACGCCCAAAACTACGCCGCGCAATTTCGGGAAGCTAACAAAGAATATTTTGAAGATGACGCGAAAGGTCAGGAGCTAGCTGAACTTATCGAGGCTAACTGGGATCCAGATTCAGCAGTGGCCTTGCTAAAATTAGGACCCGAAGCTAAGGTAATAGGGCAGAAAGCGAAAGCTGACGGCGTCCCAGACTCATATGCACTCAGGTTGGCAGAAACCGCAGTTAGGCGAAAGCCGAAAGCGGCCCCGCGTCCAGGCGCGAAGATTACTTCTGGAGCCACCGCAAGCTCGTCACCCCATCAGGAACTGATGGATATTGAGAACACGACGAGCTTAGACGATAAACGGCTCTTAGTCGCCCGAAGGGCACTTAAGGCTTCCAGATAGATCTTGAAAGGAGACTAGAAAATGCCAACTGTTGGAACAGGTATCAGCCCTGACGTACTAGCATCATGCTTGCAAGAGTTGATGCCATCTTATTCAGAACTCTTCACCACATGGCACCCGATTCTTGAGCGTGTTGTTCTTAAGGGCAACCTGGATCGAAGTGTTGCGACCGGACCTTTTCGTGAGTTCGCGGTTGTAACGGGTGGCCCTGGGCAAGTTACGCAAGTCGTAACCGGCTCCGAGGTTATCGCTGGTGGCCGTAATCAGAACGCGGTTCGTGGTGACACCTACGCCCCTCGCCTGATTTATGCGTTCGATGTTCCTGGTAAGGACCTGGCTGAAGCCAACGGCGAGATGGACCTCGCTCGTATTATCCAACACTACCCCGAGCTGGCTCTTGCCGACTTCCACGAGCGCATTGCCGTTCAGGTCGCACAAGGAACTGGCGCAGGAGTTGGCGGCTTCGCTACTCTGAACGGAGCTACCACTTACAGCCCCAACGGCGCGGCTCGATCGGGAGCAATCCAGTTCGGTACTCGCGCTCAGCAGGAAGCTGGTGGTCTGGGCATTAGCGACCTTCGCTACGGCTTGACTTCTGGAGCGACCGCAGGCTGGTACAACCAGTTCGCTGACATTCCAGCGGCAGGCTTTGCAGCTGCTAACGGACGTAACTTCATGCGCGAAGTCTTCTTCGCCTGCAGTCGTCAGATGAAAACTCTGGGCGCTTGCGACCTAATGCTGGGTGACGAGGGTTCGTACTTGAACTACCTCGATAGCTTGGATGAGCAAGTCCGTATCGTTACTGATACGACAGCCGGTGGTGACCGAGCTCCGAAGATGATTCGACGCGGCGTCAAGTTCCTCGAGGCTGACTTCTACCTCGAAGACTCCATCGACATTACCGACGCAGCTTGGCTCCTTCCTGGCGGTGCTCCTGGCCCAGCAAATGACGGTGTCATTTACTTCGTCAACACCAACTGCTGGTTTGCTTACACGATGGGCGCTGACGCCTCTCGCGAAACGAAAGGTGATTTTTCTGTACGCGGACCATTCCGGATCCCCGAGCAAGATCTCTTCCGTTATGAAATCGTCCTCAACATGGGTCTCAACACCAACCAGTTGCGTGCCAACGGCGCTGTTACTGGTGGCGCTGTACCATAAACCGCTTAGAGCTAAGGAGATAAGATTATGGCTGCTGGAACTGGAATGGGGATTGCCGTTACGACGGTAACCGAAGATGCACAAGCCCCACTGGGCTTTATTCACACCGAACCGGCGTCTTTAAACCAGGGCCTAACCGCCCAAGGTGAGAAGACCTGGATTTACGTCAGGGCTGGCGTTGCTCTCACAGCAGGCGCTGTCTGCATCCGTCAGGATTCCGCGTCAGGCAACAACGGAAACTACGGTAACCCAGACTCCGAGGCTACTCCGCCCGTGCCACCAGACGGCGTCATTCCTTCCACCGGGGCTGTAGCTGTGGATAGGGTTGTAGGCGCGGCTCAACACACCATCGCTCTTGGTAGCTATGGATTTATTCAGCGTAGCGGGATCGCTACGGTCACAGACGACGGCACCATGGCTGTTGATCTTGGCATCACCCCAGTCGCTGCCGGAGAGGCAGCCACCGTCGCAGTCGGAACAGAGTCTTTTGGCCTCTGTCTCGTCCAAGGTGGAGCAGGCGGAGCAGCCACTGCCATGATCCACTGCACAGGCTAACTTAAACATCCTTCCTCGGGAGGGTGCGTCTCCCATCCCTTGTTGGGCGCGCCTTCCCTCTGGAAGACATCGGAGGGAACGATGAATCTCAGCGGTCTACATAGAAAGTTCGTCCTAAACGGACGCGACACGCTTGATCCTACCAAGGTGACAGGGCCGATTCAGCTTCTGTCTCTAGGGTACATCTGGGAGAGCGTGCCAGGGATCGACACGGACGGCGTAAGTACAGCTAACGCCGACCAAGGAACCCAAAAATGGATTTACATAGAGGCGAACGCGACCATAGCCGCCGGCACCGTCGTTCAGCGGAGAGACGCGATAGCTAACTACGTCGGCCAGGTAGCCGCGCTCGCCGCTCCTGCTATGAGTGTTTTAGGGGTAGCTCAGTATGAGATCGCGGCTGGTGAGTACGGGTTCATTTTGCGCGAAGGCGTCACCGATACCCTTACGCTAAATGGCGTTGTCACTGACGGCGTTCCTCTTGTGACGGCCATAGGAGTCGGGAACGAGGGAGAGGCCCAAAACTGGGTAACAGCAGCAGGACCAACGACCGCGCAGGTAGACCAGCAAGCCCGTATTTTCGGAATTACTATTGACGCTGCCGCGCCAACCTACAGAGTGGACTGCCGAGGCTAATCAGGAGGCGCTATGTCATCGCTAATAATGGGGCGACAGCGTCGGGGAAAGAATGAGCTTTCGACGCTAGTTGACCCCGCAACCATGACGGGCGCGGAGCAGATCTTCCCTCTCGGCTACAAGTTGGTTTTAGGCCCGAGTGCTACGACCTTGAGTTGTTATGGAAGCACTCTCTCAGCATCCTTTCCTCAGTTTAACACCACTCCCTTGAAGGACTTAGGTCCAACCGAGTGGGTGTATGTACAGAATAACAGCGCGCAGTGGGAAACGATTGCTACCGAGATCCCAGACCCCAAGCCTTTTGAGGCAGGGTCAGCTGTATGTTCCCTATACGTCAGTGCCGCTCAAGCCGATGGGAATACCCACCACGTCACTGCCGCCAATCTTCTTAAGGCAGGCCCCTTCAGCTGCGACATTCTGCGAACGGAACAGCCTGGTGGAGGCGGACTCTCTGCATTCTCGTCCTCTAGCATCTTGGGCTTCGCTCAAGGAAAAATAGAAGCAGGGCACTACGGGTTCATTCAAACGAAAGGCCCAGGGGCGGTCCTTTATCACGCTACGGATGGAACCGAAGACCAGGGGTATACTATCGTAGGGTGGAACGACCTGGGTGCAGGAACCGAGAGCGGCCTCATCGTGGCTATGCTGGCGGCTCCCGCCGGGATTCCGCGCACAGACGAACCTCTCGGCTGCGGGCGTCTCATGGAGACCCCCACCGCATTTGGAACAGGAAATCCCACCCTAGCCTACATTAGAACATTAGGATAAGACAATGGCCCTTCCAGACCTCAAAGAGATCAGAGATAAAGTTGCCAAACAGAAGGTTGGGTCTATCGAAGAGATGGATCTGAGCGGTGGTACTGGTGAGGCGATTGTGGAGAAGGTCAAGGAGAGTGCTGAAGTCACCGACATCGCCCCAGACGGAGATCCCTTCACCTACCGCATTCACGCCGATGGCACCATCGAGATCACAAGTGACAGCCGCCCCGGTAAAAACGAGGCCTTGAAAGGACGCAGGATCGCGCCGGGCTCCGCACAATATGCCCGCATGGTGACTGCACTACATCCCCACTTGCCCGATAAGACTATTACGGAGTCCTCCGAAGAGGAGGAAGCACGCTACCAGGCCGAGGATAAAGCCGCCCTTGACAAGCAGCGGAAGGACAAAGAGGATGAAGCACGCTGGCAGGCCGAGGATAGAGCTGCTCTTGAGGGCCAACTGGACCTACCTGATCTTCCTGGCCAGCACGCTGCCGAAGTAAAAGAAGGCCTCCGAATGAACCAGGCGCGAGAGCGGCAAGCCAGGAGGGGCATGAGGGAAGAGCGGGAGAGGGTAGCCCGAAAACTATGGGACGCTGGGAGAGATGATGCGGTAGCCGCCGAGGACGATGATTTGCTGTCACGCTTAGTTGAGCAGACGGGCCCTTGATGCGCCCTTAATAAAGGGACGTAATGAACCTCAAAAACATCCGAGACGCAATGTACGCCCAGGCAGACTGGGGTCCTAAGACCAGCCCTGCAGCTGATGAGCGCATGAACAAGTTCATCAACCGGGCCTACAATCTCATCTCGCTCGAGGCTCCTTTCCTTTTCTTCGAGGACATCGTGCGCTTCGCTACGGAGCCCGACGCTATTGCTGTGACGGACACCGATACGATTACTTTTGCTACCAACCCTGACGCGGCTGTCCCCTTCCCTAACTCTTGGGTAGTGTTTCAGACGAATGCTGGTGCAGCCAGTCAGTTAGATTGGCCCACGGACAGGACCTGGGACGGGCGAGTAATCGAAATACAGGACAACGACGGAAACTGGCATCGCAACATTATCCGTACCGTATGGCAGGATCCTGGGGCGCCAGAAGTCCCTGCGGTAGCCGCAACCGCAACTATCCATGTAGAAGAAGACCTCCAAAACCTCGCCTTCGTTGCGATTGACGACAGAGTAAGAGTAGACGGTGCCCTGGACCTAACGTGTGTCCTCGGACCCCCTCCCTTTACTCCCCCACCTAATGAGTTTTATCAGCACACAGATCCGGAAACGCAGGCGAAGTTTATTACTGGCCCTCCCGTCTCTTTAGGTGGAGGGATTAACGACCCACTCGGGGCTTTTCCTCCTGTTTGTAGCGCGGTTGCCGTACCAGCCTTACCGGCAACGGTGATTCTGACTGCAACTGTGGCAGGAGCTGCGGGGAATAACATCAAATTAGAGTTTCTTCCCGTCGCGCCTCTTCCTGCCCCACCAGCACTTCTAGTTTCATCTGCATCATCTCCACTCCTTAGTGTAGGACCAATAAATTTTGCTGGAGGAGCAGATGCAGTCCCAGCAATCCCTGGAAAGAAGTATATGTCCTTCTGGATGCCGTGGGACACCGACCACTTTGGGCCAGGTCCTTTTAACTATCGGGTCTATACCGAAGAGTATCCGCTTCCCGATGACATCATCGAGGTTCGCAGTACGAGACTGTGGAAGACGAACAACTCCTGGCCTCTTCAGGTTCTCGGGCAAGAAGACGCCGAGCGCCAGAACATTATCGACCGTCACACCGATCTAGCGAAGGGGATCCCACGGGTTATTTACCGACGCAAGCACTACCAGATGCCTGCTCCTGCTGTTCCTCCGGACGTAGAGCTATGGAGCGACTACCAGTTAAACCGTGGCTGGGTGGGTCCTGACCCTGCAGGGACCTTTGAGTATAAGATCACCTACTGCTGGGGCGCTCGTGACATTTGGTTTAGGAATCCAGGCCCCCATCACTGGGGATTTAACGCTATTGATCCGGTCAACACTTTAGGCAGGGCATGGGACGATACGGGAGCGGCAGACAAATGGGGTAAGCAGAGGTATCGCGAGCCAAGGTGGGAGTCGGCCCCGAGCTCGGCATCCGCACAGATAAGCCCTTCAAACTGGCTCGACCAGGGAACGCACGGCAAGGCAGTACGCCTGACGCTGCCTAACATTGAATACATCCAAGGCTTCTTCTGGAAACTTCTAACTAACAGCGTCCCTCCAGCGAACCCCTTAGACCCAGATGTGTCTAACCCGTTCAGCCGCATGCATTTAGAGAAGAGCGGATGGTTTGTTCGTGTGTACCGTAGACGGGTAGCGACAAACTTCACTAACTATGACCAGCTAGGAGGCGCTGCAAACCCTGGAACTCTAGGGGTAGCTACAGCTGCAGGTCCTATTCTGCATAAAATAGAAGAGGACAATAGCTTTTATCTTTTGTCTGAGATCCATATCGACCAGTTGAATGAGGGCTACTTTGTTGACGATGGTCAGCTTCTGCCTGACTACCACCGACGCATTCGAGATACCCACGGCTACATGCAGATAGGAATGTATCCCGTCCCTAACAAAAAGTACGAGGTTGAGGTCAGGTGCGTCCGTCGCCCCGTTGAGCTTACCAACGACGCGGACGCTCCGTACATCCATGCAGAGGCCTGTGACATCCTAGTAGATCGAGCTCTGCAGCTTCTTTATGAGTCCGAAGGCAATGCTTCAATGATGGGCTACGCCAAAGGAAGATACGAGAGAAACCTCCTGACCTTATCGAAGAGATACGGTGATTTGAGACCTTCTGCTGTTCCTGTGTTAAAAAGGTTATCACGGGCGTCGCCCGGTTACCGGACAAGCGTACGTTATAGGCAGTGGTGGAATACAGCCACCGATTAAGGAGAAGAAGATGGCAAGCAGCGACACACCTTTAGTTTGCGGTGGAGTGTATGAACTCAAACGCCCAGACGGAAACACTGAACAGAGCATCGTGACCTGTACGATCAAGGGTCCATCTGGAACGAGGGGCTGGATTCAGCGGTTTGGTTTAGCTCGGGAGATTGTTGTGGAGGGCAGCGAGGCCTTCAACACGATGAAACTTGTAGCTACCACAGCTGCAGTTAAGCCTGTCGCTAAGAAGGAAGAGCCTAAACCTGAACCCAAGAAAAAGATTCGTCGTAAGAAAAAGGAGTAGCCCATGTCGGACCCCAGAGTTCGCAGGACGCAGGGTCCGCTCCTTTTACGGTCTGAGTCTGGTAAGGTCTTTACGGCTAACCAGTTTGGCGCCGTCCTAGAGAACTTGCGTGAAACCCCCGATGGTACTCTCACCAAGATCCTGGGTCCGGTGCCTGTGGTTCCTGAGTACGCGGGAGGAGATCCTCAACCGGAATGGACTCGCATTCACGGCATCTTTCATGCTCGCCTACTCCAAGGTCAGATCGACATGCTGCTTGTGGTTGGCGTAAACGGTGCAGGCAACTACCCGGCGGGGAATGGAAGTTCACAGGTTTTTCTACTCAATGGCCCCACAAGAGAGTTCTTGCCGATTAGCGCAGAGTTCCCTGGTGGCGAGGCCGATAAGCCGGGTGGTTACCCTACCCAGTTTGAGTCAACTCCTAATGGGGTTATTATTATCCCGCAGGATACAGCTCAGGCCTTGTTTCTGGACGCGGATGGAGACATGGAGCCCCTGGGGTACTACTCGGTCCCTGGAGCCCCTACAGGGGTAGGGCCAACATCTATCGGGTGGGCTGACTCAAAAAGTAACGTAACCGGGATGAACAACACAACCGACTATGCCCACGATGGCAATATATTCGACAAGTGGCCCCAAGGGACTCAAATGCACGAGGTCTTTGGCCGGGGGCGGATGGGCACGATCTTCACTCAGTCTACGGACGGCAGGTATGCCAATGAGACCGCTTCAAGGTCTGCAGGCTACGACTTTCAGAAGGAAGGAAACATGCCTGGGGCTCTAATGCAGTCGGGGTATCAGGCGGCTGTCTGTTTCATTGATAAATGGGGAAACCTTTCCCCCTTGTCTTTGCGAAGTAATTCGGTGGAGTTTTCCGAGCAGTCAGGACTTAAGCCTCTTGGTGCGGAGCCTTACGGAGAGGGGTCCGATCCTCCTAAGACAGTTTCTCCTGAGCGACTTCAGAAGCAGATTCTATGGAATGACGTGAATACTGGTCCTCGAAGAACTATAGGCAGGATTCTCTTCCGGACCAAAGACATCTTAAACTCAGGTGATAGTAACCTTTACGCTGTTCCTTGCAATGCCCTGCCAGGCCTTCACGCCTTTGCTACACTTCCCGATAACCGCTGCACTATCTATCCGGACAACACGCCTGATGCATGGCTCCTTGAACAGGCGCCTGACCTTGTTCCTATGCAGAGGTTTCGTCTTTGTCGAATGGCTTTTGGAAGAATGTTTTACGCTAACACAGTGGCTGACAATGGCATTGTCCGTTGGTCCCTCCCCGGTCGGTGGGGAACGCTCTCCAGAGATGACTTTGTTTACCCTGACGCAGAGGGGCGAGCGGTCACAGGCATGTGGGGCGTTCCGGGCGGGATGCTCATCTTTACGAGGTACTCGACTTTCTTGATGACAGATACGTCAGCTGCGACGGGGTTTGCTTTTCAAAAGATCGCCAGTCATGCGGGGTGCGTGGCTCCGAGCTCGATCGCAATGACGAAGAATGGAACTGTTATTTGGCTCGGTATAGATGGCTTCTACGCTTATGAAGGGGGCTCGGTCAACTACTTCTCCGAGCCTATTCGCACAGACCTTAAGTATATTAATAGGGCCGTGGAGGGAAAGGCCACAGCTGTCTTTGACCCTACTAGCGGGGAGTATCGCTGCTGGGTAGCCATGAGAGCCTCAGTCTCCAACAATGTTTGTTGGATCTACGACTCGCAAGGCCCAAACCAAGGCTGGCGCCGACGAACTGATGTGGCTGCTGTCGATGCCTGTATTACTCAGGATCACCGCAAGATGAACATTGTGGTAGGCTCCACAGGCACTGAGGGGGCGACTACACCCTTTAGTCCCTATGTTCTCGACCATCGTGTCTGTGATGACGCCTACCTCGCTCCCAGTCTTGACGCTATTATTGAGTCAGCATGGCTCCTTAACGAAAACGACTACTCCCAAAAGTCTCTCTTCACCGTATACTTTTGGTTTAGGGAGACCTCCTCATCCACAGCTCGGGTCACACTTTACCGCGATTGGCGCATGGTTCCCGTAGAGATCGAGGAGTTAACTCTTAACCCGGTCAGCGACCCTCCTCCTTTCTGGGGAACGACGCAACTCGACAAGGCTCCGGAGGCTGAAACTATTCGCAAGAGAAGGCCATATTGGAGCCGTGCGGCTATCTTTATTCCCAGCTGCGAAGTCTTCAAGGTCTCCATTAAGTCCGAAGCGGATGCTGAGTTTGTTGGGATTTCTTTCGACTACCAACTAAAGCCTTCAGGCGGTGCGAGGATTCAGCCATGAGTTGGAGATACCCGAAAGGTCATACCAGACCACAGGAGGTAGTGTCGATTGACGGCCTCAACGACGGATTCCTTCCCGTTGTGGAGGAGTGTCAAGGCAGGCTAAACGAGCAGAACTTCAAAAGCGGAGCCATAACAGCCCAGCTTACGGACCCGTTGGACCCTCTGTCCGACGAGTTCGTCCCAAGCACCTTCGTGGATACTGACGTATGGGAGTCAGTGCGAACGACAGGCCCCGCCTTCGAGGCCCCGACAAGAGGAGCTGTCCTCACTCCTGGGTACAACGGCGTTAACAACTACCTGAGTTGGGCAGCAGGTAGCTTTGCGGACGCAACCATCGAGGGATGGATCGGCGCGTGGTCTGTGCCTCTTGCCGGGGTATGGACGGTGGTGGGCTCCACCACTATTGATTCCGTAACGTTCCCAGGCATGACTCAAAGCCCAATGAGTTACCAGACAGTGCTTGAGGAGTCCACTACCATCTGGGTCATGTGCAGCTTACAGGCGCTGAGTATTGATTACAGCGGTCGCGGCACTCAGTTTGGAATGTTCATCAACGGCGCTTTAGTTACGGAGTCGCTGTGGGGGTCCGGTGATCCCTCTAATGACAGGGCCGGTTATCGGGTAAGCGACGCTGGCGGGGCTCCTGTAGTTCAGGGGGAGGACGCCGCTAGTTACTTTGCTAGTAGGGGTGCAGGCACGTTTGCTCCCTTCCAGGGCTTTCCTGTATGCATCGAGTCAATTCAAGAAGTCCCCCCCGGTTCTCTTTCGATCGA